TTTGTTTACTCTCGCTACCTTTTATGTCACTGTCATGGGCGTTATCCAAGCACGCCGAGTGGGACGATCCATTCATAGTGTCCGTCAGTTCACCGCTGCTGTTTTCCAGCCGGGGTTCGCGGGCCAGTTAAATGTCCCAATGATAATGACTGGCATGCATTCTGAGGCAGTGCAAACAGCTGCTGCTATTCGAAAGTGCCTTTACCTCATCGCAACGTCGGTGGGTATCCATGCATGGATTGCAATTGCGTATTTTATGATGAATTCGCTTACTAAAGCTTATACTGCAATTCGTGGGGAGCAGGGTTTTTCCATTTCTGGTTTAACTTTCCTCACTAAAGCTATGCATGGTGTGTCCCTTTTCGTGTCTCGCGTTCTAGGGGTCCCTTTTTGGACTGTTCGTCGAGAAGTTGTCGAAATTTGGGAGGCTGCCATGGGATTTGCCTGTGCTATTAAGCTCGTTAAGGAAGTCCATGAAACTGGTTTTAGGGCCGTTGTAAGTAAAGTTATGGCCGATGACCAGAAGCACCAAATGCAAAACCCTGAAAAGACCCCGGATGAGGTCAAGAATGACATTTTGACTGAAAATAATGCCAAGTGGCTTCGTGAAATAGCAGTTATCAAGAGCTGCTATCACGAATCTGCACCTTTTAAAATTTGTCATCCTTCTGTTTACCCTTTCACTTACAAGTTTTTGGATTTTGATCCTACTGCTTGTGAGGAGTTCTACTTGAATAAGTCTGGAACCCTCCATGAGTGGAATGAGGAAAAACTTTGGCAATGGGCCAAAGAGGATATAATTCTAATCTTTGTGGTACCAGAATATCGTGATGGTCGGTTTGCTTATGCTACTCCAAGGCATGTCAAACCTCAACACATTAGTTTGTGGCTCAAGGAGCTTCGCCATTACGCTAAACCTGTTCCGGGTGATGGGGAACCAATGGCTACTATTAAGTGGTTGCCCTATCCCACCTTTTTGGTGGCTTCGGATGCCGACGTTAAGTCCTCGATTGAACAAGCTACTCGAGGTAACCTCGGATATTCCAAGTGGAGTGCGAAAATCACTTCAGGATGGAAGTCTATTGAGAGATATTGCGGCGATAGGCCGTGGCTTCCATATGCTATGCTCTTTGGCATTGCCGGGGTGTACACTGTATACTCTATTTGGGCTAAAATGAAAGAGCGTCGTCAGGTTCGTTTCGATGAGGACGAACAGGCTGAAGAAGTCGAAGATGACCTTCACCCTCAGGAGTCCCCTGTTCTTAAGAATCCTGACGATTGGCAACACCCGCGCAACAAGCACAAATCCAATCCTGCTGTTGCTCGAAGGCGCGACAAGCGAAGTAAAGTTGTTCAGTCTGCTGAGAATCCTCAAGAAATGTTCTTCGCTAACTCTCGTGAAGCTCTACTTAAGTGCAGAGATCAAATCTTCGTGAAGTGTAAAAAGAATGTTTGTCTGGTTCATCTTGCCGACTGGAGTTGTGTTCCTGATCCCAAAAAACACTCAAAAGACTACTGTTGTTCTCCTACTAAGGATGATCTTAAGTCATTCGCGTCAGAGGTATCTGATTACAAATCTTATTTTGATAATCCTCAACGTCGAATTTGTGTGTGTGGTCGCTGCAACGGAGATACGCAAATGCGTAAACGTTATTCTAACTACCGTAGCAGTAAGTATCGACTAGGGTACAAGCCACAAGGGACCGATATTGCTGAGTTCAAAGGTGACAAGGCCAAAAGCTTAGTTGCCGGTACCTTTGCCTCGGACGATTATTACATCGTCAGGCCTTTTGATGAGTTGACTTGTCAAGCAAGTTCAGACTTTAATAACTTGTCACTGGCCAGTAACATCTGCACCGCTTTGTTCGCGCTCATAGTCAAGTATGAAGTGCCTACTTCCAATCCGGCCATTTTTACAGAAGATTCTGCGCGGCTGGTACACGGAGTACGCACCTCCTTCGGCTATCAGACTGTTCGCCATTTGTTTGGCGTGCATGACACGGTTTCGATCACATCAATGACTATTCTTTATTTTGATCGAAACGACCGTCGAGTCAAGCATGTCAAGGTTGACAGTAAGGAAGCTTTGCTCCCGTTAACCGAGCATTACAACCAGTGCGCCAGTTCACATTCAGAGTATTTTAATACAAATGATATTTGGTGCATTTCCCATGAGATGTGGACTAAGGTCCTACTGCCTCATTTTCCGTACGAAACCAAAGACAACCAAAAGTTGTATTATCAGCTCGACACCATGTCTCTCTACTCAAACCAAGTTTTTGAGGACATGTCTGGGTTGTATCCCAAGTTTGCCACCACACTGCATGGCAAGTATGAGCTTGAATTCGTACCATTTATCATCGACTGTGTTGAAAAGCAACCTACATTGGATGGCAAGTATGTTTTGCACAACTTGCATTATTGGTCCAACACTGTCGGTGGGGATTCTGGTTGCCCCATCTCCATAGGAAATGTCGTGATTGCTCAACACACTCACGGCTCTAATTCTGGCGATGGGAAGTCCCGCGGTCGGCTGATGACCTCTTCTTGCAAGCAATTGCTGAAGATTCAGTCAGATTCGCGGTTGATAAACTCCTGTTGAGCAGCCAATGGCCGAACGACATACGATTTGTTTGCCGACCTGTACCTATTACTTGTAACTTCGATGTGGATTCAAAGATTATTGTAAATATCCCACAGCGAAGTGCCAAGAAGTGGTCTGGTTCTAGTTTTGTTCGTGAGCTGCTCGACGAGTTCGGCATTGTACACACATCCTACAAGTTGATGGATAATATTGTAGCTGACTACTCCTGGGAGGAGAAGTCAAATGCCAGATATTTGAAAGAAGGGTCCGCGCTGTATAATGATCTTTTGTTTGATCGCGCGACCAAGTTTTTTGTTACTGTTAATAACGTTATCCCTGACCACTCGGTCGAGATTTTGAGTCCCGGTGAGGCTATTGCCAAGATTCCGAAGGATACCCATCCTGGGTCCCCTTTTGAGACGCGATTTAGCACCAAAAAGGCTGCGATTGTGTTCCACTCCGTTTTACTCCTTTCATCTTTGTCTTTGTTATGGATGGGCGATTTGGTCGCCCGTTCAGCCCGCAAGGTTGAGATGCGCAAGATCCAACACTTTGTCGACCAAAAGGTCAGGACGGTGTTTATGATGTGCATTCTCGCTATTGCCAATGGGATACGATTGTTCCACAACCTAATGGAACGTATGAAGGACACGTATCGCCATACCCCGTACTGGATAGGCCGCAGTCGCTACTATGGTGGCACTGATGAGCTCCGCCGTTGTTTGCGGAAGTACGGGATGTCCTGTGATGCCTCCGGAATGGATGGCTCGCTTCTTCGATTCTTGTTCGAGTTTCTTTACAAATGGAAATTATCCAAGCTTAAGGCTGTGTTAGGACTCGCTGCAAAAGTCTTTTGGTACATGGTGCAAATACTTTCAAGCTTATTGATCGATTCTTCAGGTCGAGTGCATCTCAAGTCCAAAGGAAATGTTTCTGGCCAATTTTGTACCAGTTCCGATAATTCAAAGATTATGGAATTGGCAATGTATTACACTCTGTTGTGGAATGGAATTCCAGAGGAACGTATAAACACTGATCATCCCGACGCCTTCGTTTTTAAGAATGGGGGCGATGATGTCATACTGACACATAACTCAATTGCAGCTCTTTTAGCTCTTGATGTTGTGACACCTATGGCTGAGTTGGGGATTACGTTCCGAGTTGAGCATGCTCCCGATGTGGTTGAGAATTGTCCCTTTTTGGGAGATGTCATGCTTTACCTTCCTGAGTGCGCAATGTACGTCCCCGTTCCTAAAGACATGGACAAAATGTACTGCGCTTGGGCCGAACATGTCAAAACAGAAACACCGCTCATGAACTATATTCGCACGTGGAATTTCTACGTTATGTGCTATTGGGATGTTAAGTTTCGGAATATCGCTGCAGAAGCTTTAAACCGCCTTCGTCCAAACCAACAACATGTTCATGATCGAAACCGAGTTCGCCTCAATGAAGTGCTAAAGATCGGTGATCAAGTCATTAGAGCAGATGTTCAATTGAAAGTGC